TTGGTTACATTGTGGAGGTCCTGGAGCAGGTCACTTTGTGAAGATGGTTCATAACGGAGTCGAATATGGAATCATGCAAGCGTATGCCGAAGGGTTTAATATTCTCCATCATGGTGACCTTGGTTCCAAATATGTTAAGGAAGGGGATGCTGAGGTTGCTCCGATGGAAAATCCAGCAGACTATCAATATGATATTGACTGTGCTGAAGTGGCTGAGCTTTGGCGTCGTGGTAGCGTTGTTGGTAGTTGGTTACTTGACCTTACCGCTGATGTATTTCGCAACGATCATGAGCTTAGCAAGTTCGATGGGGGAGTTAGCGATAGTGGTGAAGGTCGTTGGACTCTCCACGCTGCTGTGGATCTTGGTGTACCCACACCTGTTATCTCTGCCGCACTATTTGAACGGTTTAATTCTCGCAGACTGGGAGAGTTCGGGAGTAAAATCCTAAATGGTATGAGATATATGTTTGGCGGGCATAATGTCAGATGAGTTATTCTTTCACACTTCTTTTGTGTTTTGTACCTTTATTAGTGATCTACATAGTAATGAAGATTGCTGTTTGGATGTCTGCAGTCAATGCTGAGGCGGATTATGTCAGAAAAGAACCTCTACGAAAACGAGGACCCTATCTGGAAGATCCGTATGCTGATGTTGATGCGGAGGAAGAGGAATATGGAGATCGCACAGACTATAGATAAAGCTTTAAAAGAGCATTATTCTGGGTTGGGATTGCCAGTTCCTGATTGGAAAAGAAAAAAGGATCCTGATTGGTGGAGAGACTACTTAAAATCACTAGGACTTACTGAAAACAATGACTTTTGCTGATGTCTTACTTTGGGCAGCAATACCCTTTGTATTATCCACAATATATTTCGGGCTACGAAAAGGTGAAAATGTCTACTATGAATCAGACAAATACGATGGAAACGGAACTGCTCACTAGACGCTTAGTTATCTTTGGTGCAACTGGAGATCTATGTAAAAGAAAATTAATCCCTGCATTGTTTGAATTGTGGAGGAAACAACTTCTTCCACAAGGATTACTTATTGTTGGTTCGTCTCGTAGAGAGATGTGTCCTAACGAATGGAGAAGATCACTGGGAAATTACCCAGAAGATTTTATGGATTGGTTAGATTTTTGTTCATGCGATCTTGACTGCAAAGATAGCTTGATGAAACTGCATGACAAAAGTGTAGATACGACTTACTTCTTATCTGTTCCACCAGAGAGGTACGCAAATGCAATCATCAATCTTAAAGAAGCTGGTTTCTTGGATGACCCTGAGCACTCCAGAGTGGTTATCGAGAAACCCTTTGGGTACGATCTTGAATCTGCTCATCATCTACAGTCAGTGGTTAGCAGATGTCTACGCGAAAAACAAGTTTATCGCATTGACCATTATCTCGGTAAAGATACTGTTAATAATATCCTCGCCACTCGTTTTAGCAATATTCTACTGGAACCTCTTTGGAATAGGCAGTACATAGATGAGGTGCAGATCTTTGCTACTGAGACACTCAGTTGTGAGGGTAGATCCCAATACTATGAGACAGCTGGTGCTGTTCGTGATATGTTGCAGAACCACATGCTGCAAGTCTTGGCATTGATAGCAATGGAACCTCCATGCAAAATGTCAGCAACTGAAATCAGAAGAGAGAAGACAAAAGTCCTTGCCGCGACTAGACTGGGCACTAAATTAATCTGTGGTCAGTATGACGGGTATAAAGATGAGGAGGGTGTTGATCCTAACAGTAACACTCCTACCTTCGTTGCTGGTGATTTATATGTCGATAACTGGCGTTGGGAGGGAGTTCCTTTTCACTTCATGACTGGTAAGGCAATGCCTTATGGATGTGTTGAGGTTGTCATCAAACTCAAAGCTCCACCACAACAGTTGTTTGATGGTCATGAGTATAATGATCGTATTGTAATGCGTCTTCAACCACATCCACACTTTGATATCCGTATAGATATGAAAGCACCTGGATTCAAAAACAATGTTGAGACTGCAACTCTTACACATCGTTATCCAGACTGGTTAGGTGTAGATGGTTACGAGAAACTATTTTATGATGCATTGAACAATGATCAATCTAATTTCGTCCATTCCGAAGAAGTTTTGGAATCCTGGAGAATTGTTGATGATCTTCTCTGTACTGGTGACCGCTGTCCCGTTCGTACTACTCCTTATCTCTATCGTGGCGGATGGGGACCAGACTACAAAACACAATTCATAACTAATTGGGATTATCCAGCATGAGAAACGAAATTCTTAATGCTCTTAGACAAGATGCTGAGGGTAACATTCAAAAAGCAAGACTCAATATTGAGATCTACCTTAAAAATCCTGTAGGTATTGGTGAGCACCCTGATGTGCTTGCTGCTATCCAAGATCAACTAGATATCATTGCTCATGAGCAAGAGCGTATTGATATGTTGCAGAAGTATTTCACATGATATTATTCATTAGATCAGTTATGCAGACCCCGTGGTGCTTAGGCATTATGGGGTTTTGTCTTGTGTTTGTTCCCATCATAGGGATGCACCTTGTTCATAAATACGGCTGGGAACACTGGGAACCCTTTACAAAACATGAATCTGGTACTGAGACCATTGAGTGATGTAAACGATGTGACATGGAGTGTCGTCATCAGTTTAATTATTTTACTTTGTGGTGTTGGATATTACATATACACGATTATGAAGTTAGCTTTTGAGGAACTAGAAGATGAGTCAAAATGAAATCTATCTAGGTAATCCTAATTTAAAAAAAGCAAATACCCCAATTCAATTTACGCAAGAGCAAATTGAAGAGTGGATCGAGTGTAAGAAGGATCCAATTTATTTTACAAAAAATTATGTAAAAATTGTCTCTCTTGATGAAGGTTTGGTGCCTTTCAAGATGTGGGACTTTCAAGAGAAGTTGATTAGAAACTTCCATGAGAATAGATTTAATATCTGTAAGATGCCCAGACAGACTGGTAAGTCTACTACATGTGTATCTTATCTTTTACATTATATTGTTTTCAATGACAGTGTTAATGTAGGCATCCTAGCTAACAAAGCAGCAACTGCAAGAGAATTATTAGGTAGGTTACAAACTGCCTATGAGAACTTGCCCAAATGGATGCAGCAGGGTATACTGTCCTGGAATAAAGGATCGATGGAGTTGGAGAATGGCAGTAAAATATTGGCAGCATCTACATCTGCAAGTGCTGTCCGAGGTATGTCGTTTAACATCATCTTCCTCGATGAGTTTGCGTTCGTTCCAAACCATATTGCAGAGTCGTTCTTTGCCTCTGTTTATCCTACTATTACTTCTGGTAAAAGCACAAAAGTAATTATGGTTTCAACGCCTCACGGCATGAACCATTTCTACAGATATTGGCACGACGCACAGAGAGGAAAGAACGAATATACAGCTACAGAAGTTCACTGGTCTGAGGTCCCTGGTAGGGATGCAGAGTGGAAACGACAGACCATTGCTAACACATCAGATCAACAGTTCAAGGTTGAGTTTGAGTGCGAGTTCCTTGGATCTGTTGATACTCTGATTAGTGTATCTAAATTACGCAATCTTGTTTTTGAAGATCCAATACAAAACAATGGAAAGGGTCTCGTGGTATACGAGGAACCCAAGAAGGAAAACAATTACATCATAACTGTTGACACGGCGAGAGGCATTGATCATGATTACTCCGCATTTGTAGTTTTTGATATCACACAGTTTCCATATAAAACTGTAGCACGATATAAAAACAATGAGATTAAACCTATGCTGTTCCCAAGTATCATCTTGGATATGGCAAAGGCATATAACGAAGCCTATGTATTAGTCGAAGTTAATGATATTGGTGATCAGGTTGCGACAATTTTACAATACGATTTAGAATATG